TTTTAAGAAGCGGGAGTTACAAGAAAAAAAGCACCGAGTTTGGTTGGGAAGTTGAAAAGGATTTTAACCAACCGACCCTTGGGGGATGGTGGGTTTATTATAAGTGGACCCAAAGAAACAATAAGACAACTTTAAAAACCGAAATAAAAGAGGCGAAGTAATGAGGGAGCAACTAGAAAAAGAAGCCAAAAAGAAAGGCGATAAAAAGTTTATAAAGGTTTTAGATAGGACCACGGGCGCAATAATTTACAACTCGTTTAAGAGCGCCCAAGCTTTAAACAAATACAAGAAAGGGTTAAACCTTAAATACTTCAAAATACTGGACGAAAGCGGGTTAAAATAAATTTATTACCTTTATTCTACATTAGAAACAGATTAGAATATGCCATTCAAGAAAGGACAAAAGAAAACAGGGGGCAGACAAAAAGGAACCCCGGACAAAAAAACGGCCGTAACTTTGGAGTTTGTTAAATCCATGTTGGACGGCGAGCAAGAACACGTTCAAAAGATGTTCGAAAAGCTAAGAACCGGCGCAAATGCAAACCCGGACGCATACCTTAAACACTTTGGGGCGTTTATGGAGTTTTATATGCCCAAACAAAAGCGCGTCGAAAGCGTTATTGAAGTCGACAAAGGCGTTATTGAAGTTAAATTTTCAAGGGGGGAAGAGTGAAAAACCAAGTCGTCCAATTCGATAACGACGACTTTAACCCGCTTTTTTGGAAGTTGCGGAAGTCAAAGGAGCGTTTTGTTATTTCATACGGTGGCGCCGGGTCCGGCAAATCGTTTAGTATGGCCCAATATTTCATTATATTAGCGCTAACAAGGAAAACAAAAATATTGGTACTTAGAAAGGTTGGGGCAACGCTTAAAGATTCCGTTGTTCCGCTTATTTGGGACACTATAATAACCGGGTGGGGAATAAGGGAACTATTCTCGTATAATAAAACCGACCGAATTATTACTTGTATAAGTACAGGGGCGCAAATCATTTTTAGAGGGTTAGACGACCCGGAAAAAATTAAATCCATTACCGATATTCGCAACGTATGGGGCGAAGAGGCAAGCGAATACGATCAAAAGGACATTGAACAAATAAACCTTCGTTTAAGAGGTTTAGACGATATTCAAATTTTCCTAACCTTTAACCCTATCGACGTTAATCACTGGTTAAAAGAACGCTTTTTTGACGACCAAGACCAAGACACCGCAATATTCAAAACCACTTATTTAGATAATAAATTTATTGACGACGAATATATTAAGCAATTAGAGCGCTACAAGGTTAAAAACTTCCACTTTTACAATATTTACGCCCTTGGAAATTGGGGTAAATTAGACGTTGGGGGCGAATTTTATAAATCTTGGAGCAACGAAAAGCATATTAAGGACGTTGAATATAACAGCGACTTACCGCTACATATTACTTTTGACGAAAACGTTAACCCATATTTAACCCTTTGCGTGTGGCAAGCCGAAGAAAAAAACCTTAGACAAATAGACGAAATTTGCCTTAAACACCCTTATAACACTTTGAAGGAAACAATTAAGGAGTTTAAACGTAGGTACAAAATGAATAAAAACGGGCTTTATATTTACGGCGATAGGACCAGTTTAAAATCCGACACGAAGCTTGAAAAAGGACAGAATTTTTATACTATTGCAAGGAATGAACTAACCAAATACAGTCCCGTTTTAAGACTTCCAAGCGCTAACCCGCCGGTTGTGTTGCGTGGTAACTTTATAAACGAAATATTTAGCGATAATTTCGATAACATAGAAATAAGCATACATTCGCGTTGTAAAAACTCAATACAGGATTACAATTATTTAAAAGAAGCAAGCGACGGGACAAAGGCCAAACAAATGACTAAAGACCCCCAAACCGGGGTTCGTTTCCAAGAATATGGGCACACTTCCGACGCAAGCGATTATTTTATATGCGAATATTTAAAAAATTCCTTAGTTTTGTATCAAAAGGGCGATACTGAAATGAAGTTTATTTTACGCCCTAGAAACACACAAAAAGGCTATTAAATGAGTTTTTTACGAAAAATAGATTACACACCCTACGCGCGTGAAGAAATACTTGACACGCTAACCCAAGAAAATGACGAAAACCTTAACAAAGCCGAAGCGGCCGCAATGGAAGAGATTGTTTCCTATTTGTCGTCAAGATACGACACGGACGCAATATTTAAAACCGTCAACACGTATGACCCAACTATTAATTATGTCGAAGGGGACTTAATACAGCTTTTAGCGGCTCAATGGGGTATTTCGACCGCTTATGTAGTTAACGACTTGGTGGCATATCCGGCAACGGACCCAAAAATTTATATTTCACTAACTAGCAACACGGGAAGCCAACCGGACACAAACCCGCTTGATTTTACCCTTTTAGGGGACGAAAGCGCACTTTTTTACGCTGCGGTAGATGTAACGGCGGGCGAACTTCCAACAGACCCGGCTAAATGGACGGCGGGCGACAATAGGAGCCAATTAATTATTCGCCACATGATTTATCACGTTGTTTTTCATATTTTCCACTTGGTTAATGCGCGAATGATTCCGGAATTTGTTACGTTAGATTATCAAAACTCTATTTCCTACCTTATGGACGTAGCGGACCCGCGAAAAAATGTAAATCCAAATTTACCATTAAAGGAATTTGAAGAAAACAAAGGCGTCGACATATCTTGGGGGTCTAAAGACAAACAACAAAACGATTATTAAACAACATGGGTTTATTCGATAGATTTAAAAAGCCGGCAATAACGGAAATTGAAAACGCGACAAAGACGCAACCAAAAAGCGGCAACGTTAAAGAAAGGGTTGTTACCCGTCAGCAATACAGACAAAAAGAAAGCGTTAAAGGGTGGCGAAACGCTACGATTATAAGCGAAAGCACTATTAACCCTAACCGCGTGGACCTTATAAGGATTTATCGCGATTTGTTGCTTGATCCGCACCTTAATAGTATTGTCGATACAATGCTTTTACAGGTTACAAAATCGGAATACTATATTAATAACGCAAGCGGCGAAAAGGACGAAGCGGACAGCGGAAAGGCTCAAAAAGAATACTTTAGTAAAATAATTGGTTGGCTTTTAGAGGTTAAATTATACGGTTATTCTGCTATTGAATTAGGCAGCCTAATAAACGACGACTTCCCGAACATTTGTTTAATTCCTAGGGAATACATAGTCCCGGAATTTAGGGGCGTTTCTAAAGAATTAAGGGTTACAACGGATTTAATCAAGTTCGACGACCCAAGGTATAAAGACAACGTTGTTTTTATTGGCGAACCTTACGACCTTGGCTTATTGCATAAAGCGGCGCCAATAGTTATTTATAAAAAAGAAACGACTATTAATTGGCAGACTTTTACGGAGGTATTCGGGCATCCTTTAAGGGTTGGAAAAACCGAAATTAGGGACCCGGAAAAGCGTCAAAACATGGACAAAATGCTTGCGGAAATGGGGTCAAGCGCTTACGCGGTTTTAGACCCGGACGACGTTGTGGAATTTGTAGAATCTAGCAAAACAGACGCTTACGAAACATATCTTGAATTTATTAAAATGTCCAATTCGGAGTTGTCGAAGCTTATTTTAGGCCAAACAATGACAACCGAAGACGGGAGCAGTAAAAGCCAAGCGGAAGTTCATGAAAATATACTAAACGACAGGGTTAGCGATTGGAAAAAATACGTAACTAACGCAATAAACCGCGAAGTTATGCCGAAGCTAATTAAAAAGGGCGTTTTCAAGTCCGGGGCGGTTTTCTCGTTTGATAACGAAGAGAAAATTAGCAACGCAACGAAAATGGAGTTATTGCCGAAAATGCTACCTTTTTACAAGATCAGTCCGGACGAAATTAAAGAAATTACAGGCATTGACGTAGACGAAAAGCCGCAAACGGAACCTTCGGGAATAGATAAAACGCAAAACATTACTTCCGTTATTTCGGACGTTCAAAACGCTTATAAGGGCTATTTTGACCAATTAGACGGGGGCGATTGTTGTTAAAGTATGGCTTTAGAATATACCAAAAAAGAAGAAACACTACTTTTTAAGTCGATATTTAGCGGGAAAGTAAGCGTTTTCGACCTTCCGGTTAATTTATACAAAGCAATACAAAAGAACATTTTCGAAGGCGTAACCAACGGGTTTGGCGGCAATTTAAAAGACTTCGGAAAGGACACTTTAGAACATTCCATTCTAAAAGGTTACGAAGCGAATACCTACGCGTTTAGCGGGGCTAAAACCTTCCAACAGGTTAAGGACATGAGTATTTCGTTATTTGACAAAGGGAAAAGGGTAAGTTTTAGCGAGTTTGAAAAGAGGGCCGGCGCTATATTTGACACGTATAACAAAGCTTGGTTAAGCGTGGAATATAACACCGCAACAAATCAAGCTTTAAGCGGTAGCAAGTGGGCGCAAATAGAAAGGGATAAATTCGACTTTCCTTTATTGAGATACCAAACAGTTAACGACGCAAGGGTTAGGGCGGAACACGTTACAATTGATAACATAGTTAAACCAGTAAACGACCCTTTTTGGTCCACGTATTACCCGCCGAACGGTTGGAATTGTCGTTGCATTGTAACGAAACACGAAGAAGGCGAACTTAAAGAAACCGACCTATCTAAGATCGACGACTTAGAAAAACCTAATAAACTATTCCGAATGAATAGCGGAAAAGACAAGGTTATTTTCGACCCTAAACACCCTTATTTTAAAGTTGAAGACCGCTTTAAAGTGTTGAAAAAGAATAATTTCGGCTTACCTATTCCGCCAACGGTAGCGGCGCCAAAAGTTAAGCCCGTTGCGAAGCCGAAGCCAAAGCCAAAGTCAAATCCAAAAGTTAAGAAGCCGGAATTCAAACCCGACAATTACGAAGAAGTCGTTGGCAAAGGGGTAGATATGCCTGACGAATTTTGGGGGTTGTTAAAAAAGCCTTTAACGTCAATCAGAAAAGCGAAAAGAGGCGAAGGCAGTTATCATCAAGCTAATAGAGTGGTTTTAGACATGGAAAGGTATAAGACGCCGGAATTACGAAAAATGATCGTTGCGCACGAAGTCGGCCACGCCATACACAACCAAAGAAATTGGGTTTCTTTATTTAATACCGACCCTATATTTGACAAGGTTTTTAAGAAGTGGGAAAAGAAACTCGGTAAAGGAATGAGAGGGGAAAAAAGACGTGAAGCGATAAAAGGCGCGCACGATAAAATAGCTTTTAAAAATTTAGACAAATTAAAAGATAAATTTAAAACCGATTTTAGTCAACATTCGGAAAATTCGGGAAAAGTAGCGGACACGATAGGCGCATTAACAAGGGGGTCTATTGGGTGGGGACATTCTAAATCTTATTATAAGATGCACGGCGGATATGGGGCGAAGGTCGAATTTTTTGCTCACGCTATGGAAAATAAATATGTGGGAAACCCTTATTTTAAAGAACTTTTTCCGGAAATGTACGACGATATGATTAAAATGATAAACGACTTAATTAAAACAATTGAATAATGGAAGAATTCGCGAAATTAGTCGAAAATTATCTAAAAAAACACCCGAAAGCCCAAAGCCCTTTTGATTACATAGAAGGTTTGGGAGTTCAGCTAATTACCGACATATTAAACAAATCAAAAGGAAGGGAAGTAGTATTTAAAGAGGGGGCCGGATTCGATAAAGTTACATTTTCTTATAAACCCGCTAAATAATGGCGTTTAAAATCGTTAAGAAAATAAAGACTAAAATATTTATCCAACGCTTTAAGCACCAAAAGCGGAAGTTACCCAAGCAAATTGGAAACATAGGCTTAAACCACTTTTTAGAAAGCTTTAGGATGGGCGGGTTTAACGATAGCGGGTTTAAAAGATGGGCGCCAAGGAAAGCGAGAACAAAAAGAAACGCGGGAAGGGCCTTATTAGTTGATTCGGGAGCGCTTAGAAACTCATTAGGGTTAAAAACGGCAAGGTGGCAAAAAATAAGGGTTGCGTCCGTTGGTATTCCTTACGCTTCGCGACACAATAGAGGGCTTGCCGGTATGCCACAACGTCAATTTATAGGTAATTCCGGGCGCTTAAACGCTAAGATAACACGAAGGATAAAAACAGAAATTAAAAGTATATTCAAATGAGTAAAAGCGGAATTTTTCAAGGAATACAAGCGCGTCTTTTAGACCCTATTTGCGGCCTTAACTTCAATAAAGTGGGGCTTTATAACTCACAATACGACAACGACGATAAGGAGGACCCGTACGGGGCAAGGTCGGCGTTTATAGAGTTTAAGGAAGTTGAACACGTAACAGAAAACAAAGGCTACCAAAAGAGCAAATATTTAATTACTATCCATATAGGATATGAAACTTATAAAGAAGTTTCGACAAAATCGACTTCGTTTACAGACGTTAAGGCGTTGGACTTTTTCGATAGTGTTTTTGCTTGCTTACAAAGGTTTTCGTTAAGTTGCCCCGACACTTCGCCGCTAATTAGAGAGAGCGAAAGGCAAGACATTAACCACGACAATATTATACATTGGGAAATAGATTTTAGTTTTGAAGCGCAAGACGCGCAAGCGTTTGTCGATACGGGGAAAACTGTAATACCGGCCGGAACGGTTAAAGCGGTTATTTTAAGCGATTTAGACATTGACAACGACAATGTAAGGACCGGCGACGGCGAATTTTAAGGCGTTTGGGTTGCCCCGCCGCTTTGGTTTGTCCGGCGGTGGGGTTTTACCTATTGTTTTTTTTATTTTTCCGCCTCTTTTTGATTATTGATTTTAACAGTACCTAAAACGCCTTTAATAAAGTAATAAGCCCGAAGAACCTCTTCGGCGTGGTACTTCTTAAACTTGTCCGGGTCGTAGTCCGGCACAATTAACGGCATTGCGTTAACTATGTTTTCCGCCTCTTCAATGGCTTTAATATTCTCTTCGATATTGCTAAAAACTTCTTTTATCTTGATACAAGACCCGTTCGTTTTAAAGAATACGAAGCCGCCTAAACAAATCAAGTCCGTTGTCTTTGCGCTTGTTACTTGCGGCGACATAAAACGCCTTATTCCTATCATTCCGCTTTTATTCGGCTTTGATACTAGGTTAAAAACGCCCTTTTTCCCTTTGATAAAGAATAAGTTGTTATAACTCAATAATTCAAACGCGTTAATTGCGCCTTTTTCTTCTGTTTTATCCATAATAAAATTTTGATATGATTGATAATAATACCGAGCCAATTACAAACCCTATTAATGAGGCAAAAACAAGGGTGCTTAATTCGTTATTTAAAACAATCGCTTTAAAGCGTAATACTTGCTTTTTTAACCACCTTAAAGGGCCTTTTCTTTTGCCTTTGTAAAAAAAGATCATTTGTAATAGTCTTTATAAACCGTGTCGGGGCTTAAATAAAGTTCGTCCGCAACAAGTTTAACGGCTTCGTCCCTTGTTATTCCTTTGGTTTTTTGGTAAAGATTAACTTGTCTTTTAATATCTCTTTGCCGCCTATGCAGCGTTAAAGGGTTCTTTTTCATTGTTTGTAAAGATACGTTTCAAGCATCTAATATAACATAAAAAGCGTTATAAAACAATAATATTGTAAACTATGGATTTGAACTTTGTTACAAACCTAGTCAGAGGCGAACAAGCGGACATTTTAATTTATACCGAGATTAAAAGCTTGGAACACGGGGCGCAAATAGCGGCCGAAATCGAGCATTTGGACAAGGTTGTTGGCGTTAGGACTATTAATGTAAGAATAAACAGCCCCGGCGGGAACTTATTCGGCGGACTAAGTATTTATTTAGCAATAAAAAATTCTTTAGCGACTGTTAACACTTATATTGAAGGCGTAGCGGCGTCAATTGCGGGAGTTATTGCAATGGCCGGGCAAACTAGGTATATGAACGACTTCGGGCGCTTAATGATTCATTTGCCTAACGTTCCTAACGGGGTCCAAATAGACGACAAAATGCAAAAGGCACTAGACAACACTAAAGAAATGCTTTTGCGCTTGTTTCAAAATAATACTAATAAAACGATTGAAGAGTTAGACGAAATTATGACCGCCGAAACGTGGTATAATTCAAACGACGCAATAAACGAAGGTTTTGTTGATCGTATTATTAACACCGATAGGCGTTTAACTTATACAGTTAACGAAGGCGAACAAATAGAAGCGGCAAGCGAAATTTGGGCCATTGCGAACACTATATTATTAGAAGACAATAAACAATTAAATAAACAAAAACCAAAAAGAATGGATTTAATTAAAAACGAATTGAATTTGGACACGACCGTAAACGAAGAGGTTGTTGTTAACTCAATTACTGATTTAAAAAACAGCTTAGAGGCGGAAACGGCCGCAAAAGTTGAGGCGGAAGAAAAAACCGTTGCTTTAGAAGTTGAGGCGGAAGAAAAAGACGCTAAAATTGAAGAGTTAGAAAATAAGCTTAAAGAAGTTAAAGACGCTGAAATATTGGCGTTTGTTGATAACTCTATTAAGGAGGGTAAATACGAAGAAAGCGCAAAAGAGGACGTTCTTAAAGTTGCTCAAAATGATTTTGAAGGATTTAAGACTTTAACGGCAAACGTTACGGTAAACGATTCTATTATAAACCAATTAAAGCCGGGAAGCGACAGCGTAGACGCTAACGGATTAATTGACGGGAAACTTGACGGGAAGTCGTTAAGGGATTTAGAAAAAGAAAACCCTACGAAAGTTGCGGAATTGAAAAACAGCCAACCGGACGTTTATAACGCAATGTACGAAGCGGAATATTTAAACAAGTAAACAAACAAACAATTAATATTTTAAAAAATGGCATTACAGCAAGAAATTTGGATTAAAGACATTCAAGACGAACTTTACAGAGGTTCGGAATTTATCAACTTTGGAGTTGACCACGGCGGATTTGTAGAAAACAAAACGGTACACGTTCCACAGGGAGGCGCGGCGCCGTCAATCGTTCAAAACAGAACTTCTTTACCGGCTACAATAGCACAAAGAACGGATTCGGAACTTACGTACGACTTAAACGAGTACACGACCGACCCTATTTTAATTACTGACATTGACGAACTTCAAACGTCTTACGCTAAAAGACAAAGCGTATTAGGTCAACACGTTGACGTTTTAAACGAGAGAATAGGCGATCAAACGGCGTTCGATTGGGCAGAGGCTACGGCTTCGGTTACAACTTCGGGGGCTGCGGGGACTACTTTAGCGCCGGGAGCAACTGGAACACGTAAGAAGGTTGTAAAGGAAGATATTGCCAAGCTTGCAAGAGCAATGGACGAACAAAATATTCCAATGAACGACAGGTTCTTAATGCTTCCAACTGGAATGTATTACGAATTGTTCGAAACGGACGCTTTAATTCGTAAGGATTTTATGAACACGGCAGCACTTCCAAAAGGAGTAATTAACGAAATCTTAGGGTTTAAAGTTATGCAAAGACCAGTAGCGGTTGTAACGGACGCGGCTTTTGCTAAGAAAGCGGTTGGAGCAGCTACGGCGGCAACTGACAATTTCGGGGCTATTGCATGGCAAAAAAATTACGTTGCTAAAGCTTTAGGAAGTATTAAAGTTTTTGCAGATATGGACAAGCCGGAATACTACGGGTCTGTATTTAGCGCATTAGTAATGCACGGTTCGAACAAATTAAGAACGGATTCAAAAGGAATCGTTACTTTATCGCAAGAAGCGTAATATTAACCCAAACAATTATTAAAATGGCAAAATTAACAAAAGAAAAAGCGGCAGAAAAAGCCAATAAGTTTTTAAAAGCGGAAGGCTTGGATTCTTGTATAATTGCAGAAGACGGGCAAATTTTCCATAGTACGAAAAGCGGTAAAAACTTTGCGGCCGGACATTGTT